GAGGACGAGTAGATGATCCGCCTAACCCTGGAGATCCTCCACCACACCCTCACCCTGTCCGCCGCCCACGACGAGCCTGAGGACGACATCGACGACGAACAGCACGACAGCACGCTCGACACCCTGGTGGAACGAGCCGACCACCGCGACGCCAACCCCGCCGCCGAGCTGGACGCCCGGACACGGATGGGATTCTGATGAGCGACTGCGCTAGAGGCTGCGTGACCCTCGACCACATCACGACCTGCCTATGCACCAACCAATGCCCAGACCGCGCACACGCCCACTGCTCCGGGTGCCTACCCCGCCAAGCTGTCGTCGGGCACTACTGCCAGAGATGCGCCGACAAGTTCCGTGACGCCCTCCGCACCATCCCTGAACTTGTCCTCTACGTCGCCAACGGTCGCACCATCCGCAAACAAACAGCTGGTGACACGTCACGCCGCATCACCAAGGTCGATCAGCAGTCACCATCACCCGCGTGGGACACCGCAGATGAAGTCATCCTCTGGGCTGCGTCCTGGGCGTGGGTTGTTGCCGGCCGCCCCGGATACGACCCCATCAGGTACTCCAACGCCGGGCTGCCAGTGCGTGAGCTCACATCATCCATCAGCCACATCAGCAACCGCCTCACCCAAGCCCTCACCGACGACTACCACGCTGAGATCTACGACGAAACCGTCAGCCTCCACAGGAGGCTCGTGTTCGCCACGGGTGAAGACCGGCTCACCCACCGACTCAAAGAACCCTGCCCATCATGCAACCACCGCACCCTGATCCGTGAAGACGGCGGCGACCATGTTGAGTGCCGTAACCGCGACTGCCAACGCCGCTGGCTCGAAGACGAATACGCGACCCTCGCCCACGTCGCCGCGTCATGACCGACTGGGACCCGCACACCCGACTGCTCACCATCACCGAGGCCGCCGCGTCCATCAACCGACCCGCAGGAACCATCCGCCGCTGGATCAGCGAAGGCCGACTCAAACCAACAGCTTGGCTCGGATGGCAAGCCCTCTACCTCGAAGCGGACATTCTCACAGTCGAAGCCACAACACGCCGCAAACAAAACCGAACAAGAACCGACACAAACCGAGCAACTGCCTGATATGCTGCGCATGTAGGGCGCGCGCATCCCCAAAGTGGGAAGCCGCGCCTACCTCATGTCTCCCTCACCTGCCGATGGCACTGACACCAACAACACAGGCCCAGAGCCCACGGTCAGCCACGCCCAGCATCGTGAGGGCCACATATCAGGAGGCGCCATGACGATCACAAGGCGCGCCGACGTCACCCTCGCTGAGATAGACGTAGCGTTGGCCACCTTGTGCCAGATGCTGACCCGCGCAGTGGCCGCTCCCGACCTGCCCAACGTCCGGCGGTTCCTCGAACGCATCGACGAGCTGCTCGACGCCAGGACGACGCTCACCCGAGACATGCAACCGCAAGGAGCCCCATGCACACCCTCGACCTGATCCTGCTCATCGTGGCCACCATCTGCTTCGGGCTCGCCGCGTTCGGTGGCATCGCAACCGGCCGCGTCAACCTGATCGCGCTCGGGCTACTCGCGTGGGTGCTGACCGTGCTCATTCCCGCGCTGACGTAGGCGATGAGCCTGCGAGTGTGCTCGATGCCAGGGTGTCCGACCCTGACCGCCAAGCCAGGACGATGCGCCGAGCACGCACGCGAGGTGGACAAGGCGCGAGGCAGCAGGCAGCAACGTGGCTATGACGCAGCACACGACGCCGAACGCAGACGATGGGCAGCCATCATCGCGCGAGTGCCAGTGCCATGCGCACGCTGCCATGAGCCGATCAGTGCAGGCATGGCTTGGGACCTTGGGCACACAGACGACCGCAAGGCATGGACCGGACCCGAGTGCGTGACGTGCAACAGGTCAGCAGCAGGCAAGGCAGCACATATCACCTGACGACTTGACCACCTCGAACGGGTGGGGGGTGACCCCTCGCCACGCACGGCCCGCAGTACCGCCGGGGAGGTGACTCGCAGTCCAGAGGGCTGAGTTTCTATTTCTGCCCCACCCACTACCCGCCCCATGACGTACCCGAGCGGAGGCGATGACATGGCTGTGAAGAAGGCCCCGACTGGTCTCGGCTCTGGCGGCCGTGCGCTGTGGACGTCGATTACCGCTGACCACGTTCTCGATGCCGCTCAAGAGGTTCAGCTCCTTGAGGCGTGCCGTGCGAAGGATCGCCTCGACAAGCTCGACCTGGTCCTGCGCGCCGACGTGGACACGTGGGCCGAACTGGTCCTCGACATCAACTCGGATGGTCAGGTCTTCGAGCTCCGCTTGACGCAGGCGTTGACTCAGGCGAACGCGACGGCGAACGTAATGAAGCAACTGCTGGCTGCGCTTCGCCTGCCTGATGAGAAGACCGGCAAGAAGCCACAGTATCGCGGTGCCCGCGGTGCGCAGAAGCCGTCTGTTGCTGGTGGCAAGGTGTCGAGTCTGGATCGGGCTCGGGCCGCTAAGTCGTCCTGATGGTCAAGCGGTTTGTGCCGCTCTTCGAGGGTCACTTCGCCTCGATCGGCTATGAGGTTCTGGATCAGATCGAAGAGTTCATGTGTCACGGCGAGGGTGACATCCAAGGTCAGCCTGCGCAGATCGATGACGAGATGCGTGAGCACATCATCGAGTGCTACCGGATCGACCCTGTCAGTGGCCGGCGCGTCTACAACGAGGCTGTGTTGTCCCGGCCGAAGGGCCGCGCGAAGTCCGAGATCGCGGCGTGGGTGGCGACTGCGGAGGCGTTCCTTCGGGTGCGCTTCGATGGCTGGGACGCGAACGGCCAGCCGGTCGCGAAGGCTGTCACGTCACCGCTGGTCAAGTGCTTGGCGACCGAAGAGGGCCAGGCAGGCAACACCTTCAAGACGATCGCGTTCATCGCTGGCGAGTGGGGCCAGGACAACCACCCCGACATCTATGGCGGCGCGAGCGGTATCCGCAACTACTCGGCAGCGTCCGCGATCTACCTGCCCACCGGTGGGGATATCCGGCGTTGCACGTCAGGGTCAGCGTCCAAGGATGGCGGGCTCGAGACTCACGTCGTCCCTGACGAGACTCACCTCTACGTGCTGCCCGAGACGCGCGAGATGTACTCCACAATTGCCCGGAACATGGGCAAGCGGTATGACGCTGACCCGTGGATCCATCAGACGACCACGGCCTACCGCCCTGGCGAACAGTCCGTCGCTGAGGAGACGCTGACGCTGTGGCGCAAGGGCGAGCTCGGCCCGGCGATCTACGTGAACCACCGCGAGGCCAAGGGCAAGATCGACATCGCGGACACCGAGCACACCTTGAAGCAACTGCGCTACGTCTACGGTGCGGCTGCTGGCCGCATCGACATGGACCGCAAGCTGCGGGATATGCGTGACCCGAGGATCTGCCCGGATGACGCGACTGCGGCCCGGTACTTCCTGAATCGGGCGATGAGCACCAGGGACGCGTGGATCGCCAAGGATGTTGTCGAGCGTCAGATGACCACGGGCGTGGTGGTCGCGTTCGGCGAGAAGATCACGATCGGCTTCGATGGGTCGCTGAACAACGACACGACGGTTCTGCGTGGCTGCCGGATCTCGGATGGGTTCCGGTTCCGTATTGGCGCCTGGGCTAAGCCTGAGGGTGCGGCCGGGATTGGCTGGGAGGTTCCTCGCCTTGAGGTGCTTGCCGCCATTCGTTCCGCTCACGAGCGGTATGACGTGGTGCGCGGTTACTACGACCCGCACGAGTGGCGATCTGATATTGACGCGCTGGCCATCGAGTTGGGCGTTGAGCGGGTCATTCCGTGGGAGACGCGCCGTGATGTGGCGATGGGTGCGGCGCTGGACCGGCTGCACGCGGACATCAGTACCGGCGTGACGTTCCAGTGTGATGACCCGCTGACGTTGGAGCACTACGGCAACGCCTACGTGACGCATCAGGGGAAGTTGCGGTTGGTCCGCAAGGAGTACCCAAACTCGCCTCGCAAGATCGACTCTGTTGTTGGTGACGCGCTCGCCTATGAGGCCCGCGCTGACGCATTGACAGCCGCCCCCGAAAAGCCTGCCCTGTCGCGTGCGCGCGGTCGAGTCTCTACCTACTAACGAAAGGGGCCAGCGTGCCTAAGCTGACGCCGTTGTCCCCTCTGTGGTGGGTCGCCAAACTTCACAAAGAGCTTGTGGAGCAGCAGGACGAGGCTGCGTTCTTCGACGCCTACTACCGTGGTGATCACCCGCTGCCGTGGTTGGCACCGCAGGCACAGGCGGAGTTCCGACGGATTTTGCAGATGACCCGGTCGAACATCATGGGCCTGGTGTGTGACGCGACCGCTGAGCGGTTGCAGGTCGAAGGCTTCCGGCTGGGTGCTGACGCCATCGAAGGCGACAAGGACACGTGGCGGATCTGGCAGGCCAACAACCTCGATTCCGACTCCGACCAAGGCATCCTTGAGGCGCTCATCACCAAGACGGCGTACATGCTCATCGCGCCGAACCCGACAGACCCGAGTACCCCGTTCATGTGGGTGGAGCACCCGTCGCAGGCGATTATCGCGCACGAGCCTGGGAGCAACCGGCGCGTCCGTAAGGCTGGGCTGAAGGTCTGGGAAGACGAGTGGACCAAAGAGCTTCACAGCTCGCTGTGGGTCGACGGGTTCCTGTTCAAGTACAAGACGCCCGAACCGCGCGCGGGACAAGACGTCAAGTCGCTGGTCTGGCTGCCGCGCATCGTCGGCAAAGAGACGTGGCCGGCGCGCAACCCGCTCGATGTCGTGCCGCTGATCGAACTGCCGAACAATCCTCGGTTGCTCACGGGCGGCGTGTCCGAGCTCGCGGATGTGACGGACATTCAGGACCGGATCAACAAGACGGTTGCTGACCGGCTCATCACTCAGGATTACGGCGCGTTCCCGCAGAAGTGGGCGACGGCGTGGCCCGAGGAGGACGAGAAGGGCAACCCGCTGGCTCCGATCGACGTCGGCCGTAACCGGATGGTCACCACGGACGTCAAAGAGACGAAGTTCGGCCAGTGGGACGCTGCCCCGCTGGACCCCTACAGCTTCGCGAAGCGCGAGGACGTCAAGGACATCGCCAGCAGGACGCGCACCCCCGCCCAGTATCTGTTGGGCGAGATGTCCAACGTCAATGGTGAGACGCTCAAGGCGTCCGAGTCGGGTCTGATCTCGAAGGTTCGCCAGCGGCAACGCACCTTCGCGGAGGGCTTCGAGGCTGCGGTTCGTCTTGCCCGCAAGGCTGCTGGCCTGTCCGACGCTGGTGCTGAGTCTCTTGAGACGATCTGGCGCGACCCGGAGTTCCGTACCGAGGGTGAGCGCACGGACTCCGTCGTCGAGAAGTTCCAAGCTCACCTGATCCCACTGCGACAGGCGCGTGAGGATTTGGGCTACTCCTCGACGGCGATCGACCGCATGGAGGAGCAGGACGACAAGGCTGCCAGCAATGACCCGATCATCAATGCTGCCAACAAACTGATGGGCGGTGGCGCTCCTGCTGCTCCCGTGATGAACGGTGGCCAGGGTGCTCCCGCAGGCGGCGCTTGACCAAGCTTTGGCGCAGCAGCGGCTTGTCGTTGCGACGCTTGGTTTGACCCGCCGAGAGTGGGCGCAGATGGGGCCAGGGTTTGACGCATCATGGGCCACGATCGGCCCGCGCATCACATTGCTGACAGCGTCGGCTCAGTTGGGTGCGGCCCGCAATGGCGGGGCTTCGGTCTCTGCGATCCTGTCTGAACTTGGGCAGTCCGTTGACCCGATGGGTGAAGTCAACCCGAGCGCGTTTGCCGGGATTGCCAGCGATGGCAGGCCACTCGACTCACTGCTCTATCACGGCGTCATTGAGGCTAAGATTGCCGCCCGCACGATGCCACCCGCCGAGGCGCTGGCGGTTGGCGGCACCTGGCTGGACATGGCGATCCACACGCAGGTCCAAGACGCGGGGCGCGGCTCTGCGGGTGTGGCTATCGCTGCACGTCCGAAGGTCGGATGGATACGACAGGCCAGCGGGTCATCCTGTCGGCGCTGCGTACCGCTGTTGGGTAAGTGGTTCCGCTTCAATCAGGGATTCGACCGACATCCGAAGGACGACTGCATTCATCTTCCGTCGACTGAGGCAGGGTCATCGGGCCTGCTCCAAACCCCGACCCTCGACCAGATCACCGGGCTGACCAAGGCCGAACATAAGGCGATCAACGAAGGCGCGGACATGAACCAGGTCATCAACGCCAAGCGCGGCGCGTCGGGCATGACGACAACCGAGGGCACTACTCGGCACGGACTCGCTGGCCAGCGGCTCGCGGGTCGCCAACGACTTACCCCGGATGGGATCTACCGGATCGCGTCCGATCGCACGGAAGCCATGATGCTGCTCAAGCAGCACGGCTATCTGCTATAGACCCCCACTGGCCGCGATGGCTGATGGATGAACGAAGGAGACAGCCGCGATGGCTGAAGACAGCACGGATCAGGTAGACGACACACAGACCGACGCCACCACAGACCAGTCCGCGACGGACGACCTGGGCGACACCGGCAAGAAGGCGCTCGACAACGAGCGGGCGGCCCGCAAGGAGTCCGACCGCAAGTTCAAGGTGCTGGAGAAGGAGATGGAGAAGGTCCGATCAGCGTCGATGTCTGAGGCTGAGAAGGCCATCTCTGAAGCCGAAGCTCGTGGCCTCAAAACGGGCCGGGCTGAAGGCGGAACCCGCCTGGCGCGTACCGAGTTCGATGCTCTCGCAGGTCGGCGCAACCCGGACTTCGACACCGCGTCCGCACTGGAGTACATCGACCTGTCCCGATTCGTGGGTGAGGACGGCGAGCCCGACGCCACGGCCATCAAGGCCGCGGTCGAGCGTCTCGTTCCCGTGCCCGCAGGTGGTCCCCCGTCATTCGATGGCGGCGCACGCACCTCGGCGTCTGCCAAAGGTGACATGAACAAGATCATCCGCCAGGCCGCCGGCCTCGGCTGAACCGCAGCACCAGTCTGGCATGACTGGCCCCGCTGCTCACCACATGACCTAGGAGGTCACTCATGCCGTACAACAACCTGACGAGTCGCACCGATGCGGCGGCCCTGATCCCCGAGGACGTCTCTCGGGACATGATCCGTCGCGCCACCGACGACTCGGCTTCACTGTCCCTGTTCCGCCACATCCCGGTTGGCCGTGCGCAGACCAGATTCCCGGTTCTGTCCGCTCTCCCTGTCGCGTACTGGGTCAACGGTGACACCGGTCTGAAGCAGACGACTGAGGTCAACTGGACGAACAAGTACCTCAACATCGAGGAGCTGGCCACGATCATGCCGGTTCCCGACAATGTCATCGCGGACGTGGAGATCAACGTCTGGGACGAGGCCATGCCGTACCTGGTGGAGGCTTTCTACCGGGCCTTGGACTCGGCGGT